AGTACCGTTTGTTTTATGCTTTGCTTTTATTACTAACATGCTATAATTCTATTAGTGTAAAGTTAATCAATTGATTAGGCTGAAATATTTTGATAGCTTCGAACCATCGCGCATCAGGAACAACTAAACAACCAGCTGACCAACTATCAACAGCATGACCGATGCCGCCACGATGAAAGTTGATGCCGTACCAACCTTTAGTTTTAACTGTTTTATCTAATTTGCGGTCACGTGTATTATCGCGGAAAATTTCTATTGCACCCGCTTGAAAAAAATAAGGCGCATTTAACCAAAGGTGTTTCCAATCACGTGCAGTAACAAACTTATGCGATGCTATCACTTGCTGTTCACATGCAACCGCGCTACCTGTAATGCCACCAACCGTAAGCGGATTAAATACAATGAAATCGCCGGGTGTAGTGCTACATGGTAATATCATATCGGCCACGCGGTTATTAAACCTGATGCAGTAATCAGAAAACTTATTATCGAATGTTTGGTCTGTTCGTACCCAAACAAGGTCGTTAACTGGCTGAACCCATCCGCGAATGTTCATCTCGGCATCAATCCATTGCTTAGCACCTGTAAGTGTTAAGGGCCCAACTATGCCATCAATTGCACCGCTATAATAACCGCGGTCTTTAAGTATTTTTTGAAAGTTTTTCATGTGTTAAAATAATATATCGCCTTTTAAAAATGATTTTCTTTGTTCATCTGTCAGTAAATCTAATTCATTATACTTTTTACCCGTTTTAATAGCATTTTCTATATTTTGTTCTAATCTTTCTAAATCATTCCAAAACATGCCTATAATATTAGGTTCTTCTCTAAAAACTTTTTTATATTCATTAATTAACTCTTTCATAATGTTTTAATTATATCTAAAAATGATTTGTATAAATTAGGATAATATTTTTCTATATTATTTATTGCAGTTTTATCAGTTTTTGACCATGCTTGAAATATATTGGCAAAATTTTCAAAATGTCTAGAATTAACATTTTCATAATATTTTACACCATGACCAGCTCCATAATATTTACTAAAAACTAATCCTTTTGATAATGAATCTAAAATATCACTTGCTCCATAATATTCTGATTTTAATTTACCTTTTTCATCATACCATTCTACCAATAATGTTGGTATCATTTCTTCAAAAGTACCATATTTTTTTTCTAAATAACCTAAATCATTTTTATATGCTTGTTTAAATTGTTTACTTAAAGAATACTTATTTATAAAATCAATATGATGTCCATATTCATGTATAAAAACATCATCAAATCTTTTTTTATCTGGATAATCATACATTGCAAGTGTTTTAATTGAATTATCATAAAAAGAAGTTTGTTTATCTAATACAATATATTTAGGTTTTTCTAATTTATCAATTAAAATTTTAGCTTCATCAGTAACATCTTTACTATTTATTATGTCATCATACTTTTTATCAAAACCTAATTTAACTTCAGGCACTTTTACTTTTTGTTCTACTTCAGGTTCTTTCGGCACTTCTTTTACATTTTCCTCTTTAATATAATTAGCCGACCTAACCGGGTAAGCGATATGCCTACAATTAAAACCGCCGCGATTTTGGCAAAAGTTTTCGGGCGTTGTATCGGGTATCATACCTGTACCGTTATTATCAGCCCAATCTATTTCATCTTGCAAATCTTCAAATAATATCAAACCTAATTTGCCGTTTTTTGTTTCTTGAACCCACCTTTCACATTGTGCGCGGCTATCCTTAACAATTGAACCAACGTAAAGCAAAGCATCTAATTTATAAGACTTTCGCACCGCTTCATTTACCACACCATCATATTGTAATAACGCGTCACGTGAGGCCTGTAAACTAATTCTTTTTAATACACCTTGTCGCGCTTCACTTGTTGTTAATTGACCCGCAATCGAAGTAACAACATCTGTTAAACTGCTGCCTTGATTTACTGCAATTAGCAATTCATTTTTAAGCGGGTTTATTAGATTTACATTTAAGCCTTGACCTTGCATCGCCGCAACTACATTATTAACAGCATATCGCTTAAATGGGTTTAAAAAACTTTTTGTTATATCAATGCCGTTCAATTCTTGTTGCGCAAGCTGTGTATTAGCGCCAATTTCGTCAAAATTTTCTAAAAAAGCCGAAACCATTACATTATAACCAGCCTTTTCTAAGAACCTATTAACAGCAGTTTTAAACGAACTTAAACGCGCTATGTTTTCTTTTGACCTTACTAAATTGCCCGATGTTGTTCTAAACTTATTAACCCAATCGACTACTTGTTTTACAAATTTCGGTTCTACTTTGTCAAACCGCTTTTGTAAAATTTCTAATGCTTTGTCGTTAATTCTTTCGGGTTTATTGAAATCCATTAGTTATTATCTTCGTCGTTATCTGAATTATCTGCATTATTAAATTCATCCATATTAACTTCGGGAATTACATTACTTGCAACAGCATCAAAACGCGGCGCTAACTTTTCATCAATAGCGTTTTTAATAGCTGTGTAATCATTATTCATAATATCAAAACCTTCGTCATAATAAAGTTCTGTAACAGCATCAAAAACAAACTGAGCGCTAATTGCATCTTTTTCTGTTATTTGTCCTGAAGCTAAAAGCTGTACGCGTTCATCAACCGTATAAAGATAAGCACTATTATACATTGCGCAAATTGTAGCTATTTGGCGCGCTATTGCATCAGAATTGTAACGGCGGTCAACATAGCTAATATATGATTCGTATCTAATAGCAGTTGGTAAACCTTTTTGCGATAGTGCAAATTCTGCCATCAATTCTGTTTCTGTTTTAAGGTCAAAACTAATAGGCGCGTTAACCATTATCGCACTTTCAGTATCCATAAATACAATGGCCTGAATAATTTTTAACACATCTTTGTAACGCGCATAAACATCATCACTAATTTTACCAACTTCAATATATTCTGGTTCGCGGTCCATTTCTTTTGCCACGCCCGACTGAGCCGATTTAAGCGAACGGTTTATATTTAGTACTTGTTCAGCTTTGCCTAATGCCTCGGTTGCTACTTTGTTAGTTTCTTGAATGGTACTAACATCGGGCGAATAATAACGTATCGGTTCAACTTGCTGCTTATCATTATCGCCAAACTTTGAAGTTGTAGGGTTTAGGTTATATGCGGCCAATGGCGTAATGCTTAATGTTTTACCGTGACCGCTACATGTTTTGCAAGTTATGCTATTATCGTAGTTATTTGGGTCTGGTACGCGGCCCACACCATTACATGAACTACAATCAACACCTTCAACAAATTTGATAGGGAAGCAAGTAGCTAACATTACAGATTTGTGCTGATTATCAAAAATAGCAGCATCATTAAGATAAGGTATCGCAGGGCTAAAATCAGACTTATAAATTTTAAACGTATTGCCATAAGTATCATATTTAGGTACAACGCGACCGCCTAAAGTTACCCACGGCATTACACCGCTGTTGTGTTCATAAATAACCTCAAACATTGTCTTATCGCCATAGGCGCGGGCCTGAGCGTAAAACATATCGGTTACAATGTGATAGTATAGCGGGTTTTCAATACCTAAGGTAGCATATTTATTTTTTGATATGCCTTTATATATTAGAAGTCTGTATTCAGGGTCATTAAAAACAATCCTATCAGACTGTATTACTTTCATATCTACATTAACGCGCACGTTATCGGTTTCAATACCTTCACCTTTAGGTTCGATAAGTAAAACGGCGTTAGGGTCAAGTACGCGGTTCGGAATAAAAACAGAAAATACAAATGACTGTAAATTATTTTCGCCGAACTTTTCATTTTCGGCAAATTGCTGCATGTCCATATTTTCAAACCTAACAGAATGCTTAGCTGAACTTAACAGCCTATGCAGTTCGGTTATTGCCTTAACCAATGGCGATTCTGTTTTAGGCTGATATGTATTTTTACGATAGTTTAATATCTGTTCATCTTCATTTGGAAATGCCTTATCCAACGCGGGCGGCACTTCACCATAGAAGTGTGGCTTTATGCTTTCATAAATACGCTTCCAATCCGCTTTGAATGGGTGTACAGGCGGGTTTAGTATTGTAGCATTTACAGTATTTAAAAATTCGTAAAACTGTTCTATGTTCATTCTATTTGATTTTAAATAGGGCGGCTACATTATATAACCGCCCTTATAAATACTATGGTGTAATTGTAATTACAAGTGAACCAGTTACGCCCGAAGCATCGTTAGCTGTTGCGATAACAGTAACTAAGCCTGCGCCCGTAGCAGTAAGCAAACCACCTACGCTAATAGTTGCCGTACCTGTGCCGTTAACAACAGACCATGTAACAGTTGAATCAGTAGCGG